TTGCAACGCGCTCGATGGGCACACCGGACTCGACGTAGTCGCCGACGTCCGCGGCGCTTGGGTTTTCAATCACAAAGCGGTCTTTGATCAGGTGTCGAAGCAATCGGGCCTTGCTTCCCGCGCGGACCAAGCGGATTTTTTCGCTGTCGTGCTCGCGGATGAGATAAATGCGGTCTTCCATGTGTTTCTCCTAAGGTCAAAAAAATGGGTGGGGTACTCGCTGCACTGGTTGTCTCACGCTTGTGACGAGAGTCGGCAGGCTTATGCACTGCCCAGCATCCGCTTTCCCCCCCCAAAAACTTAAATGGGGCTGTCGCTGTCTTCCGGGTAAGACTGGCTTACATCGGAGGCGGGCATGTCGATCACCCCGTCGTCGTCTGCGGGCGGCGGGGCCTGCTCAGCGACCTTCTGCAGACGGCTGGGGCGCTTGGGCGCAGCTGCTGTTTCTGGCGGCTGCGTGGGCTCTGGCGGCGGGGCCTGCTCAGGCATGAAAAGCTCGTCGTCATCTTTGATCATGCCGTCAATGTCTGTTGAGAGCGGCAGGCGCTTGCTGTGGCGGCGCACCACCGTTTTCTTGGCCATCTCGGCAAAGTCCGATACCCAAGGGCCAGAGTTGCCCGAGCGGCTGCGGGCGCGGATAGCGTTGACGTCCTCGATGCTCATCACCTCGCGGGACTTCTCGCCGTCCTTCATGGTCACGATGCTGTAGACCGCGATCAGCCGACCCCTGTTTGAGAGGTTGGGTTTGTGCGTGATGTGCTCTTCATCACCAAAACAAAAGTCGAAGTTGTCATACTCATAGACCGCCTGGACCGACCAGGTGCTGATCTCACCCGAATTGCGCACTAGTTTCATGATGCCGGCCACCATTGGCATGAACTGAGCTTGGTCTTTGAAAGTGACGATGGCGCCCTCTCGTCCGTCCGGCAGCAGCCCCATCTGGCTGGCGCGCATGGCCGATGCGAAAAGCGTTCGGCGATCGGCGTTGAGCAGGTTGGGCTGCATTTGCACAGCCGTCATCACCACCCGCACAAACCGCTCTGCGCTCACGTGCTTTGGCAGGGCCGCCGCAAACTGAGGCTGCATTGCGGTCAGCTGATTTCGGACCTGGTCCACTACAGTTACTTGACTCATAAGTTACTCCTTAAAAACCGGTGACCGACCGGCTGCGGGGGTTTATTCCTGTTTGGAATTTCCAATCAGTTTACCATTACTTCATGGGTTTGCGTGGGTTTATTCGCAAGTTTCTGAAGCCAGTTCGGCCGCCGTAAGACTTGCCCACCATGTCGTCCGTGATCAGTGTGGCGGGTGTCTCGGCTTGCATGGCGCAACTCACGGTCCAGGCGCTGGTCAGTACCTTTTCCGCGTCGCCGATGTGTTTGAAAATTGTGGCTTTTGCGACGTCCTTGTCCTCCTTTGCGTTTTTCTCAATGGTCGCCGCTTTTTTGTAGTCCTCCAGCAACCGGGCCAGCTTCTCGTCGCCGTCGGCGCTGAGCACCTTCCCGGGCCGGGCGTACTGGTTGAGTCGAATCAGAACATCAGCGTCTTCAGGCATCACCGGGTTTGGCTCTTGGCCCGCGTCGACCGTTTTCCAGAATGCAGCCACCTTGGCGCGGATGGCCGCGATCACGTCCTCATCGCGCTGGCGCTCAATTACCACGCCTCGGTTGCCGCCGATGAACGCGCCAATGAAGGACTGTCGGAATCCCGACACCGCCATCTGGTGCTGGACCTGCATTTCGATGTGCTCCGGCGCCTCGATCGTGCCGTCCTCGTGCTCAAGCCAGCCGTCGCGAAAGGCCAGGTAGTCGACGTTCTTGATCTCCAGGTGCGCCGGCTCTCCTAGGCTAGTGATCACGAAGTCAAACGAGCTGCCCATGCGCGCGTCGGGGTCGCGCATGTACTCTTTCAGCGGCGCAACCTTCCAGCCCTGCTCCTCTGCGATGCCGTAGGCGATTGCGGCCTCCAGGCGGTTGCCCCAGTTCATTCGATCGTTGCTCTTGAACTCGGGAACAACGCCTGAGTGCTTGCGGTGCCACAGGTCGAAGTGCGTAATGTATGGGGACATCGAGAACAGGGCGGCGCTCTCCGTGCTGGTGACGTCCTGCTTGCGGGCGTCGAGCCACGCCTCCTGTCCGGTGTAAGGAATAATTTCAGTGGCCATGTTGTTCCCCTTTGTGTGTCAGTCCAAAAATTGCGATGCCCGCTGTGTCGGGGAACCTTGCCCCGTGCGCGGCCACCATATTGGCGTCAATCGTTGCATTGAAGCCGTCGCAAGGCGCGATGTAGTAGCCGTGCTCGCCGTCGTCTTGCGTGGCCTCGACGATGCCCACTAAGCCTTTGCAGCTGGTAAACCAGATCACTTGGTGGACTTTCATGGCTGGGCTCTGGTGGCTTTGATGATGGCGGCGTGGGCCATCACAGCGGATGCCTGCATGCGCGCCATCACAGCGGATGCCTGCGTGTGTGGCTCCATGTATTCAACGGCGTGAAAGCTGTTGACCATCGCAACCAGCGCCTCAAGCAGCTCGGGCGCGGCGGCGATCAGGCTGGCGTTGGCATTCCCGCAGGCATCAAGCGTGTGGTTGATCTTGTGCCGTATACAGACAGATGCAACAATATCGCCCGAGTCCTTGAATTGTCCAACGCGTAGATAATTTCCAAATCCCTCCGAGTATTGAGACTCGGACAATTCCCACGGCCCTGGCGTGTACTGTGTGTGTTTCATAGGTTGCTCCTTTCAGCTTCCGTTGTTTTTGCCGGAAAACCCGGCGTGAATCACAAGACGATGTTCGCTCTCCACAAAAAAATGTCAAGTCCTACAAGCACGACTCCCAGCAAATAAGCCAGGCAAAATACACAATCAGCAACAGTTATTTTTTTAAACGGTTTCATTTGTCCGACACCGCCTTGATTGCTTTGGGCCGCTGTTTACGGGTAATGCTGGCGGTTTTTTTATGAATAGTGAAATGTTTCGGTTTTTTAGCAGCCGTCACCTCAGTCTTGGGGCCGATCCCCATCGTGCCGTAAGTGGGTTGGTTCTCCCGCATCCGCTCAACAGCATTTGTCGAGGCTACGCTTCGCTTGCGGGACGTGGTGCCTGCATCTAGCTTGCTTGGCTTGTCGCCCCGGCGATCGGCCTCCTCTACGACAAAACGTTGCCACTCAAATGCGTTAGCGGGCGCGCGTAAATCTCTCATGACAAACCTTTGGGAATTGTGGTCGAAGCGGATCAGGTCAAACATTGTCAGTCCTTTTCTTGGGCAAGGGGCACCAATGGGTGTAAAAAGAGACGTCGCCTGTCAAGTTGCCGTACATTGCAACACCCCCCTTTGTCAGCAGTTGCAGCTTGACGTTGCGCGGCGTGTCGTCGTCGAGGGGTATCCAGTACGTGATAGTAGATACGGCCACGGTGCCGGTTGAGTTGATGGTGTGAGTCGGCTTGCGGGGCCGTCCGCGCCCTCGTTTTTGTTCTTCAGTGCGTACCACTTCGTCGTCCTTTGTCGTAAAACAGTGCAAGTTGGCGCACTCATAGCGCCGGTACGTGCTGCCAGTTTTCTTGCGCGTATCAAGCTGGTCTGTCCAGGCGTTGCAGATTGGGCAGTTCATTCTTTGCTCCTTGCTCTGATTGCATTTGCACATTCAAGCGATACGCCAAGTGGGTCTGCGTCATCGTATTTATCACACACCGTCGCACACGCCTCGCGCTCAACTGCCGCCACCAGGGCGGCAAACGCACCCAGTGACCGCCACTGCATCTCGGTTGCGCCCCAGCCAGGCGGGATTACGCCGGCCTCATGCGCCATGCGAATAATGTCATTCATGACGTTTCCTGCTCTTTTAAATATGCGCTCAGCCGCTTGACGCGGGCCTTGTTGTAGGCTACCAGCGACTGGGCGTACTCGACCCCCGTTTCAGCTCTGAGCAGGTTCATCTCGGCCTCGGCGAGTTCTGTGGTTACGGCCTCCGACGGGGTAATCCGTTGGAACAGCGTTTTAAATGCGTCTTTAATTGCTTTCACAAATGCTCCTTTTTAGTTGCTCATCATTTCTTTAATTTCTTGCGTAATTCTGTCCTTGTCTTTTTGGCTCATTTTTTTCTCAAGCCAAGGCGCTGGGCGGCCGCGTCTGTCGCAAATCACAAAGTCGCACTCGGTGTAGCCGTAGTAGTCCATCTCGCTAGGGGCCGTTTCCGCGCTGCCCGCCCAGGGCGCTTGGCGGTAAAAATACAAAACCTGCGCCAGGCACGGGATGCCCGCAACTTGCGTTTCAATTTGGCTTCTGGGTTTCATGGTGGCGGCTGCCTTTTGGGTTAAAGCCGCGCCCAAAAAGGGCGCCAAGGCTTGCTGAATGATTGGGTGGGCGTTGTGCATTTAAAACCTCGTTTAGTGTTGCAATAAACCAATCATGCCATCAAAAATCGTGGCTTGCAATTGGTTTGCGTGGGTTTTTCTGATTTATTTTATTTTCGGTGTTGCTTTTTACGCTACACTTTTGCACCATGAATGCAGAAACCAAAGACCCTCTTGCCCAGACCCCGGCCGACAAGTGCATTCTTGCCTTTGGTGGCGTTCGCAAGCTGGCCCGAGCTTTAGGCCGAAACCCCAGCTCAGTAGTGCGCTGGCGCAAACCCAAAGACGAGGGCGGCAGTTCCGGTGCCGTGCCGTCGTCCCTCCAGGGGAAAATCTTGGCCCTTGCGTTGGCCCGGGGTATTGCGCTGTCCGCTGATGACTTGATCTTGCGCAGCGCCAAGGACTAGCCTTGCAATGAGATCTGATCGAGTTACCGACCGACTGGTGCTGGCCGTGATTTCGCACGCCGAATACGAGATGCCTCGCGACATTTCAGCCAGGCTCAAGCGTCGCCGCATCAACAGCTCGCTTGGCAGGCTGATCCGCGCCGGTCTGCTTGAGCGTGTGCCCGGGCCTACCTGTTTTATGTACCGATCTAAGCAGGAGCGAATGCTGTGAAAATAATTACACCTCGCCCACGACAAGAAAAAGCCATTGAGGACTTGCGCGCCGCTTATCGACGTGGGTTTAAGGCGCCAGTCATGATTGCCCCCACCGGCTTCGGAAAGAGCGCAACGGCGATCTGCATGATTCAAAGTGCGATCGAAAAGGGAAAGCGCGTCTGGTTCATCGCCCACCTTAAAGAAATATTGCGGGACACCAGTCACCGGCTGACCGACGCCGACATCCCCCACGGCTGGATCGCGGCTGGTCAAGACGGAAACCACCGCCAGGCTGTGCAGGTGGCCATGGTGCAAACCCTGGTCCGGCGCTTGGACCGGTTCCAGCCGCCCGATCTGATCATTGTGGATGAGGCGCACCTGGCTGTGGCCAACACCTATCAGCAGATTTTCGAGTGGGCTGGCGCTGGACCAAAGTTTAAACGACCAGGCGGCGCGCATCTGCTGCACTTAACCGCAACGCCCTGCAGGCTTGATGGGCGCGGCCTGGGTGAGGTGGCCGACATTCTGGTGCCGACCTGCAGCACGCAAGACTTGATCGACGAGGCGCTTCTGGCGCCCATCCGGTACTACGCGCCCAGCGAGCCAGACCTGTCTGGCGTGCATACCAGCATGGGCGACTTCAATCAAGGCGAGTTGGCCGAGGCGATGGACAAGCCCGTTATCACCGGCTCGGCTGTGCAGCACTACCGCAAGCTCGCCCACGGTCGCCCGGCTGTGGCGTTTTGCGTCACTGTTGAGCACGCCAACAACGTCGCCGAGCAGTTCCGCCAGGCCGGCTACCGGGCGCTGGCCATCAGTGGCGAGTCGGGAGGTACCGAGCGCGACGCCGCGCTGCAAGGCTTGCGAGACGGCAGCCTGGACGTGGTTTGCAACTGCGCCCTTTGGGTGGCTGGCGTCGATGCCCCATCCATCGGCTGCATCATTCAGCTCACCCCAACGCAGTCGGTCGTGAAGTACCTGCAATCCGTTGGGCGCGGCCTGCGCACGTATCCAGGCAAGACCGACTGCTTAATTCTTGATCACGCCGGCAACGTCAAACGCCACGGTCTTCCGACCGACTTGCGCGAGTGGACGCTGGAGCCGGCCGAGAAAAAGAAGTCCTCCAAAAAGTCCGAGGTGCCCGTTAAAACTTGCCCAGTCTGCTTTGCCACCATGCCCTCAGAAGTCACAGACTGCTCGTGCGGCCACCACTTCGAGCCTGTTGCCCGCGAGATTGAGCGCGTCGACGGCGAGCTGGAGGAGATCACTACAGCGGCCAAAGCTGAGGCGGTTAAAACCCGCAAAGCCGAGCATGGCAGGTCTCAAACGGAGGCGGACCTGATACGCATCGGTCGCGCACGAGGCATGAAAAGGCCAGAGCTTTGGGCAAGGCATGTGCTGCGTGCCCGGCACGCTAAGGAGGCCGCCCGGTGACCTGCCCCGCTTGCGACCACCCGCGCACCAAACTGATCGACGGCAGCGAGACCTGCACCTGGTCCCCAGCCTGGCGGTCAGAGTGCGAGGCCCGTGCTGTCTTGGCCATGCCCGACAAGCTCCAACGCCGCGAGTATTTGCGCGGCCGCGAGGAGGCGGGGAAAGTGGTCAAACGCGGCATCATTCACTGGCGCGGCGAGCAGGCGTGCCAGCAGCTTGAGGCTTTGGCTCGGCGTGTCTGGGATGCGCGGCGGTGAGTGAGGCTGATTTGATGCGCGCCATCATGGTTGCGCTCTCGGCCGATGGGCACTTTGTGGCCAGGGCCAACGTCGGTTTGTTTTTTACGGCAGACGGCCGCCCCGTAAAAACCGGATTACCCAAGGGCTTTAGCGACATTTTTGGCCACCGCAGCGCCGACGCACAGGCTTTTTATTTTGAGGTTAAAACCCCCACTGGCCGGGTCAGGCCAGAGCAAGCGGCGTTCATCGCAGCCATGCAAAAGCGTGGAGCCTTGGCGGCCATCGTGCGATCTGTTGCGGACGCTAGGCTGGCGATTACGGGTAAACCCCACGAATAAATTGTTTGAGGGTGTTGCGTTTTTCCGTTCACATGCCTTTATACTTTCCATGGGGCTTGACTAGTTTGATCAGCTGGTGACGAGGCCTGACCCTGGCGAGGGCTGCCCCACCTTTTACTGATTCGGCGAAAGGTATTTTTCGCCAGCCCACAGAAGCCAGGTAATGCAACGAACAAAAACCACAGGGTCGAGGGACCCCATTTCCCTTGAAACAGCGGAGCGCATGCTCTCTTTCGTACGCGGAGTCGATGAGCGAGACGTTTGGGTCAAGATGGCTTTCATCCTCCGGGACGAGTTCGGTGAGCCCGCATTTGATGCCTGGGACGCCTGGAGCCAGCAAGGCGCTAATTACATCAGTCAAAACGCCCGCGACGTCTGGAAGTCTTGCAAGCCCGGCGGCAGCGCAAAC